GTTTTTACTATTTTTTACTAGTTTTTACTATATATAATGAATTATTAAATCAAAATTCTAACCATCAAATACTATGCATTAATAATAACCGTACTGCCACTACCACTACCACTGTCACTACTACTGCTATTATTTTTATTTTCCTTTTCTTTCTTTTCTTTCTTTTCTTTCTTTTCTTTCTTTTCTTTCTTTTCTTTCTTTTCTTTCTTTTCTTTCTTTTCTTCACTAGGTGAACTGTCTTCTCTTTGCGAAATTTTTCGTCTTCCTTCATTAAACCCTTCCATTTTTTTCCTTTTCTGTGTTTGAACTGTTTTAATAACAATATAGATTGCAAAGGCAATTAGAGCAACAATGCCAATTTTTTTATATATTTTAGGAAATAATTTACAATTTATTTTACTGCGTTTACCTTTCATTATATATAAAATTATAATAAAAATTGTATTAAAAATACTGTATGTAGTAATTGTTTATATTATATAGTTTCTATATTAATAATTGAAGGTTTCACTAAAAAGTTATAAATATTATTGATACATGGTTTTGTTAAATGCACCGTCTTTCCATTTTTATTCACTACATTGACATCATTTAAACAAGACGAATCATTTTCAAGTGACTTTACTAAATTTGAAAATGTTTTAAAGTGTTCCATGATTGATTTTGCAGAAACATTACTTACGCTAGGTATTTGCGATAACATTATTTCGCCTATATTTTCGGTTGTAATATTATCTCTCTTAACTCTCTTTCCAACCACTTGTGAATAATTTGTCGTTGACTCAATCAGTTCGGCGCCTCCATTATAGTAGGGTATTGCTATTGGTCCTTCTTTAATTAACTTACTTGCGAATTGAACAATCCATTCGGCTGTTTCTTCTAAACTAGTTGTGCGATAAAGAGAGAATCCCTTAAAATAACTAATACTAACCATTGCCGATAATAATGTTTTCTTATCAGGCATTCCCTTAAACGGACGATAATATCTAAAATCACCTTCCACTAAATAATAAATATGATGGTTGTGTATATCGCATTGATTTAATCGGTAACTTTGTTCTTTATAACGTCCGTCGCGAATACTTGATGCTAAATCATTTAAACTTTTTCTCTCAATGATGATTTTTTCATTCCCCTCGTTATCACATATAATAGCATCGCCTAATGGTAAATTTTCACTAACCACCTTAATATCTTGACTATCTTCAATATAAGCAGTACATAATTGAATTAATTTATTCTCTCTATAATCTAATTTAATAAGCATTAAAATACTATTAGTGCTTATTAAAGTTTTATTTTTAAATTATATTCCAAATTCTTTAAAGGTTTAAATTAACAACGGTATTTACGAATACCACCAACAGATGTTCCACAAGCAAACGAAGTGGGAACAATCACACACGCGCTGCAGCATCCCAACTTTTTACGGTAGACATTACCAACTGAGGCATTTACACCGACGGTAGGGGCGAGACCGGGGCATTTTTGATTAGAGTTATCGGCTTGAGCTATACGACTACTATTATATCTACCTTTTCCAGTACCACCCATTATTATATAATATTACACTATATATTTTATTTTTAATCATTATAATTAATATAAAAATTAAAACATATTAAAATAAAATTGATATATTCTAAATATTATATGAATAACGCAACAAATATTATAACTACCACAATGGAAAATAATACTGCTAATTCGGATGATTTAAAATCCATTTTACAAGATGGTGATGTTACTAAATGTGGTGATAGTTTAATTTTCAATCCATTTAATCCTGAAAATACTGAGATTACATTGAACGATGTTCAATCTATTCTTAAACGCTATGGCGTAAATGCATCCATTCATAATTTTGAATTATATAAACGGGCTTTTATTCATAGTTCTTATACTAAACGTCCTCAACATGAAAATCAAGATAATAATATTACAATCATGGATTGCCCTCCTGATTGTATGCGCTTAAAAACAAAATCAAATGAGCGTTTAGAGTTTATTGGTGATGGAGTTTTGGAACTTATTACTAAATATTATTTATACAGACGATTCCCAAAAGCAAATGAAGGTTTTATGACTGAAAAGAAAATCGCACTTGTAAAAAATGAGCATATTGGAAAATTAGCATATGAAATGCATATTAATAAATGGTTGATTATTTCTAAATATGCAGAAGAGAAGAAGATCAGAACAAATTTGAAAAAATTAGGTTGTTTATTTGAAGCATTTATTGGAGCATTGTTTTTAGATTTTAATAAAATTTCCGTAAATGATGATGAAGGGTGGTTTAAGGATGTGTTTGTTACTGGTCCTGGTTTTCAGATGTGTCAAATTTTTGTAGAAAGTGTATTTGAATCGCACGTTGATTGGAATAAAATTATTAATACAGATGATAACTTTAAAAATATTTTACAAGTAAAAATCCAAAAAGAATTTAAAACAACACCTGATTATTTAGAAATTAATCATACGGTTGATGATGGTTATGAAGTGCATGTTGTATTGTGTGTTGGAAGACCAATTCATACAATGAAGCCGACGGATGTTATCCCATTTGAAACCTATGGATCGTTTCAGAAAATACAAGAAAAATTGTTAGAACAGTCATATGTGTTTGTATTATTAGGAACAGGTATTCATAAAATTAAAAAAAAAGCAGAACAAATAGCAAGTGAATTATCTATTACAAAAATTAACAATAGCAATAGTGATTAGTAATACAAATACTTTTACACCATTAAACATTTAAAGTGTATATATGTTTATTATATATGTTTATTACATATAATCTAAATTTATATTCTTAATTGAATTAATCCATTAATAATATGTCCTGTTATATCAACTCGTGAAGTTTTATTTAAAAATGCATATAATACATTATAACAATTTTTACGTTGTTCTAATTCAAATAATAATTCAAAAATTTTATTTAATAATGTTATTTTCATATGTCTCGTATATATAAAACATAATGATTCAAATGCAACCGCAATATAATTTGTTTCTATATTTTTTTTCTGTTTTAAAATATCATCTATTTTATTTTCTAAAATAAATATTAACTTCTTTGATGGGGTTTTATTAAAACTAATTATAGACTGAATTACCCAGTTCATTTTAAATATAGAATCGGTTGAATTATATGTAAGTGTATATTCTTTTAGATTACATCCTGCATCATTTAATCCAATAATAATTTCTGGTTTTTCAAATTCATTTTCAGCAAAAGGTAAAGTTTGTAGTAGTTTTTTACAAAAAGGTTCATTATTTATATTAAATAGTTGATAAATATAACCCAAAAATGATAATGATTGTGAATCATATTGGTCAATATTTTGTAATATATACAATATTTTTTGTTTTATATTATTAAACTCTGTCTTTGATGAAATATCTGGATATAAATTAATATATTTAAATACTTCACTTAATGTAGAAATATTTCTAACATCATCGTTAGCATTCCATTCTAATATGTTGTTTTTACATGAATACATGAATGGAAATTTTAAATTTAATTTCATATTATCTATTAAAAAACGTGAAAAATTAAATATACAAATATAACTAAAAATATCACCTGTTAAAATATTAATAAATTTTGATTTTATTTGAGTTATTTTATAAGCAAATAATTCAAAATCATCGGTTGTAATATTTGCTTTATTTTTTAATGAAACGATCATATTTTTCCAAGAAATATTAGGAAATACGTTTGGCAAATAAGTTGCTTTTTGCCCTTTATCTGTAGTTTGAATTATTATTCCAAATTTTTTATTTGTAAATATTGTATTTAACTTTACAATAATACCACTATTTTTATCAATACTATAAATTGGATTTAACATAAAATCAAGTTCTAATGAAGTTTCAGGTTCAGTTTCAATCTGTGGAAAATAATGATTTCGGTTATCTTTCCATACTGAATCATATGCTACTCTTAATAAATTATTATATAATATTTTTTTGTTTAAAGTTTTAAAATTAATATCCCAATAACCAATACAACCATGTATATCTATTGGATATGATTTTATTTTACGAGCACGCCGAATAGTACTAAATATACCAAATACATTTTTAGGAAAAAATTTAATAATATCACTTTGATTATCAATTAATTGTTTATGAAATAATGAGTAATACATTACAAACGTAATTAAATTATTATTATTATTTTTATTCATTTATAATATTATAAAAATATTATAATATTTGGCTTTTTAATATCCAAAGGCGTAATAAAAATATTTATATAAAATAATACAATTTTTTACTTTTTTTAAAAAGTTGTATTATATAAGATATGGCAACCTCTCTTTTAGCTAAATTAAAAGTAAACAAACCCCCAGCAGTAAAAAAAGATATAGAAATTAGAATAAAAGGGAAAATAGACCGCAAAAAAGAAGAAGAAGCTGTAACGGTAAATAAAGATACAGAAATAATAGAAGAAAATGAAAGCGATAATGATGAAAAGCAAGATATTTCTAAAATAAAAAAACCACTATTAAAAAAAGTTAAATTTGTAGATGAAACAAAAAACGAGGATTTTGATAGAGAGATTTTTTTAAAAACATTTAAAAGATCAAAAATAGTAAATGAAATTACACCTCCAGTGCCTGATATTGTTCAGCAAGAGAAAAGACAAGATGTTCAAGAAGAAGAAAAAAAAGAGGATGACAAAGAATTAGATAAGGGTAAAAAAAAGACAACGAATAAGGGTAAAGTTACTGGTGTACGTAATAGAACAATAAAATTAAAAAGGGGAGATAAAAAAGGTAAGGAAGAGAAAGAAGCAGTAAAGGAAAAAGTTGTTGTATTAAATGATGAAGAAGTAATTGATATTGATCTTGATGTTATACAAGATAAGAAAAAAGAAGGCGAAGAAGGCGAAGAAGGCGAAGCGAAAAAGGAAGAACTAAAAAAACCAAAGGTCACGATGCGCCGAAGAACTAAAAAACCAATCGTTGGTATTAAAGAAGGACCACTTGGTATGATTACAATTGATGATATTCCAGTTGAAACACGTCTTAAGAAAAAAATAGAAGCGCCTATTATTATACCAGCGTCATCCTATTATATGAATAATCGCGAAATTTTTGTTAATTTTATGGCATCCTTATTTGGAAAATATAAAAAACAAATGGCAGATGAAGCAAAAAAAACAGCAACATGTTCTTCAGGAGACGAAGAAAATGATTTTTCTTTAATGACCCATCAAGAAATAGTGAGAGATTATTTAAATATATACACACCTTATCGTGGTTTATTATTATATCACGGTCTGGGGTCTGGAAAAACGTGTTCATCTATTGCCATTGCTGAAGGCATGAAAACAACCAAACAAGTTATTATAATGACACCCGCTTCACTTCAAGTGAACTATCGCGAAGAATTGAAAAAATGTGGTGATGAAATTTACCGTAAAAATCAATTCTGGGAATTTATTCAAAGTGAAGGAAAAGGAGACGAACTTGTTGAGAATTTATCAAAAGTTCTTTCCATTTCAGTTGAATATATTAATAATCAAGGTGGTGCTTGGATGGTCAATATGTCTAATCCATCTAATTATGAAACACTCAGTCAAAATGATAAATTAAATATCAATAAACAAATAGATCAAATGATTGCACATAAATACAAGTTTATTAATTATAACGGTCTTAGAGCAACAAAGATTTTAGAAATGACGAAAAACAATACGGTTAATCCATTTGACGATGCAGTTGTTATTGTAGATGAAGCGCATAATTTAGTAAGCCGAATTGTAAATAAATTAGGAAAGAAAAAAACAAATATTGCGACCACTCTTTACACCTTATTAATGAAAGCAAAAAACGCAAAGATTGTGTTGTTATCCGGTACACCAGTTATTAACTATCCTAATGAAATTGCAATTTTATTCAATATTTTGCGAGGATATATTACAACATGGTCTTTAAAATTAGATATTAGAGCACAGCGTCAAGTGAATACTGCCTATTTACAATCACTCTTTAAACCTACCGTGCTTGGTGGACATATATTAGATTTAATTGAATATACGCCAGCAAAAACAACATTAACCGTTACACGTAATCCATTTGGATTTGTAAATAAAGCATCATCAAAAGATGGGGAATATGGTGGAGTAAAATTAGAAGTAGGTGACCGTGGCGAATTAAGCGATGATTCTTTTATAAAGTTAGTAACACAAATTTTGAAAAAGAACAATATTATTGTTCAAGCTAATGGCGTATCCGTTGAAAACTATAAAGCGTTACCTGATACACTTGACGAGTTTAAAAATTATTTTATTGAAAGTAATGGACAACTGAAAAATATGAATATGTTTAAACGACGTATTATTGGGTTAACTTCTTATTTTCGTAGTGCTCAAGAAAGTTTAATGCCTAAATATGTGAAACAAAATCCCGACGATTTTCAGGTAATTAGAATACCAATGAGTGATTTTCAATTTACGATTTACGAAGAAGCACGTATTCAAGAAAGAAATCAAGAAAAAAATAATGCAAAAAAACAGAAAACAAAACAAGGAAAAACAGATGATTTATATGAAAATACCACATCTACTTACCGTATCTTTTCACGTGCTTTCTGTAATTTTGTATTTCCGAGACCAACCATATCTCGTCCAATGCCGGATAAAAAAAGCACTGCAGGAGAAGAAGCTGAATTAAAAGATGCTGTTGGTATAAATGAAGATGTCATTGATGCTGTTTCGGGTGATGAAGTTATGAATCGTGATGAATCGTTTGATGGTGATGGTGATGGTGATGGCGATGGCGAGGGCGAAGGCGAAGTAGTAGCTACAAAAACGTATAGAGAACGTATTAATGAAGCATTATCTGGCTTAAAAGAAAATAGCGCTAAATATTTATCTCCAGAGGGACTAGAAGTATACAGTCCGAAATTTTTACATATATTGGAAAATATACAAGATGAAGAACATGAAGGAATACATTTAATATATACACAATTCAGATCACTTGAAGGTATTGGAATATTAAAATTAGTATTAGAGGCAAATGGATATACCCAATTTAAAATTAAAAAAACTGGCGAAGTTTGGAATTTGGCCATTCCAGAAGAAGATATAGGAAAACCCACATTTGCTTTATATACTGGAACAGAAACACCAGAAGAGAAGGAAATTATCCGTAACGTTTTAAATAATGCTTGGAAATATGTTCCCGACACAATTGTTACTAAATTAAAGGAAAAATCGGATACAAATACGATGGGTGATATCATTAAAGTATTAATGATTACTTCTTCTGGCGCTGAAGGTATTTCTTTGAAAAATGTGCGATATGTTCATATTACTGAACCTTATTGGCATCCAGTCCGTATTGAACAAGTTATTGGACGAGCCCGTCGTATATGCAGTCATCAAGATTTGCCAGAAGAATTGCGAACCGTAAAGGTATTTCTATATTTAATGTCCTTATCTGAAAAACAATTAAAAAGTGACGAAACGCGTGAATTGCGATTACACGATAAGAGTCGCAAGAATAATTTAACGCCTGTAACAACCGATGAAACTTTATATGAAATTGCTACCGAAAAAGAATCTATTGCTACCAATATTTTAACGGCAGTGAAAGAAGCATCTATTGATTGTGTATTACACTCTAAATCAAATGCCAAAGAAAATTTACAGTGTTTTACATTTGGTTCTAGTGGTAGTTCTAAATTTGCGTATAAAACGAGTTATCAAGATGAACAATCCGATAATATTGCCGATAGAAATAAAAAAGAAACTACATGGAAAGCAAAGGTATTGGAAATGGATGGAGTAAAATATGCTTATAATCCCGATACAAAAGAATTATTTGATTTAGATAGTTATAAAAATGGTGATACGGTGAAAGTCGGTGATTTGATTATTACAGGTAAAGGAAGCGAAGCAACGTATAGAATAGAGTTTATTTAATTTACATTTTAAAATCTATTCAGTTCTTTCATGTTCTGAACATTTACACATAATATCTTTTCCAAATTGTTTTATAAGAAAGAATGAACTCATAATTAGAGTAAATGTAATTGTATTGGATATATAAACAATACACCAAATCGGGATATAATATGAGGTGAAATAATGGACTGTATATGGTATAATGTAAGAGGTAATGAGTAGAAACAATGACATAAATACGAGTATATAGTAGTTCAGAAATAGGAAATAATAATTTAGTTGTGAAAATGGACGTCCATTTTGATGGCGAACATTCATTTTAATTGCTTTCTTCATACAACAATATGTTTCGCGATTCATAGTAATCAACATTTTAGTGGTGGAAATCATTTGATTATTTGATGGATATGGATACTTGTAAATTGTATAATGATTTACAATTATAATTCAATTTTTTTAAGTTTATTATTTTTGTAAAAATGTTAATATTTGATTTTGTTTATCTAGAATCTCTCTTAGAATCATTATTATATCGTTGTTATTTCTGTTGTTATTACCATTAATTGTATCTGTAATTCTATTTGTTTCCGTCACCGATGATGCAGGTTTTTTCTTTAAGAGTTCCATAAAATTATCAGGATCTACTATTTGTTGGGGTTCAGTGAGAGAATGATCCGAAAAACTAACTTGTTTTTTTGGTGAGTTGCCGTTGCTACCGCTAATGCTGCTATTTAAATCAACATTAATATCGTCGCCAATTTTTAATTTTATATTGGTATCATTATCTGAAGTTGAATCATTTGTGTTTGATAATTCCAACCATTTTTTTGCCTCTTCAGTATTTTGTCTATTTAATACACCATTTAATTGTTCTTCTCGCATTGCGATTTGTTTTGCTACCATAGAATCCATTTCACTTCCAATCGGTGTATCTAAATTATCAGAAAAATCAGGTTTTTCTGGAATTTTTACTTGCGTTAAATTCTCAAATTCTGTTTGTTTTTTGTTTAATTCATATTGAAATTTTTGTTGACGCTGTTCTGATAAAGCGGATGCATTATAAATTTCAGGAACAGATTGAGATGAGGTAGATATAGATGTAGACAATGGTTGTTTGATGGGTTTGTATTTATTTACAGTTGTTATCATGTCGCTAATAACTTTTTTATTCAAATTTATTAAATTATCAGTTGATTCGTTAATTTGTTCAGCAAGCAAATTTATTTTTTTATCAAAAATTTCTTTAATAAGATTAGATTTATCGCTAGGAATGCCCTCAAATGAACGATTATCGCACAATAGTTTCCATACCATTCCTTTATTTGAGTTTGATGTAAGTTGATTGTATAAATTAGCAGTCATTGTTTGCTTAATATAATATAAAAAGTATCAATCTTATTTTTATATTATTTATAAATCTATAGTTATCTTTATAGTTTACATATCCGAATTAAAATATTTGTCGCGTAATGAATCCATTAATTCATCAGTGATTTTGTTGGTTTTAAAAAAAGTATAGTTGTGTACATCTTTTAATAAGGTTACAATTAAATATAAGGAATACATACCACATTCGGTATCACTTTCTTGGTGCACAAATGGTGCGTTTAAATCATATTTTAATCTTATACCGCTAGGGTATTTTTTGGTTTTAATTTGTAGTCCCTGCGATATAACCCTATTACAGAATTCCTTCACTTGTTTCGGTATTGCCGTTCCATTACTATCAAAAAAGAAAATGAATTTTTTATTTAAATCAATAAATAATGAAATCCAATGTGCTCCACTTTTATCATGTGGATCGGTATTAAAAATAATTCCAATTTTATTAATACCATCATTAATGTAACTCAATAAATCAAATTTACACAAATCATCCCATACGCATTTATCTTCATAAATATGTTTGTCAAAATCAATTGGTGTTGGTCCAATAAACCGAAAACAAGGATAGGTGTGTTCATATTGTTTCATTACTTTTTCTATATCATCACTATTTAACCACGTATTATGATTTTCTTTCCATTTTGGTGGTGATTTGGGAGCAAATGTATATATTGATAATTCATCATTTAAATTATTTTCCATAAATTTTTGCTTTAACCAACAAGACTCATTATAACACGCATTTTTCATTTTACTCTTTAAACTATTCCAAATATCTTTTGGGTTTGTATCAATAATAGCAGAATCCTTGTGTCGCGCATTCCATAACTTTTTCATTTTAATAAGCGCTTCTTTTGTATAACAACTGAAATCTTGTATATCGCCATCATCATTCCCTTTATCATTTTTGTTTTTATTTTTGACCTTAGGCGCGCATTGTAATTTTTTAAATTTTTTTTTAGTATCATTTTTATTTTTATTGCCACCTTTTCTCTTAATTACTTTGCGTGTTTTTTTACGCGGTTTTATTTTATTTGCTGATTTTTTATACGTTTTTTTTTTATTGTTGGTATTTCTTTTTACTCTATGTTTCATTCTCTTAATATTTATTGAGATATTTCTTTTTC